AGGAATAGCGAAGTGGCATCGCAACTTAGCGACTGAAGTGCTGACGTTCAAGAAGATTACCACACCTAGTGGTAGGCAATTTTCATTCCCTGATGTGAAGCGTAGAAAGAATGGCACGATTACTAACTTCACTGCTGTGAAGAACTATCCTGTACAATCTTTTGCGACGGCTGACATTGTCCCTGCTGTACTTCTTGAGATTGATGACAGGATGCGCAACCTAAAGTCGTGTATTGTGAACAGCGTTCATGACTCAATCGTCATAGACATTCATCCTGATGAAGTGGGGTTGGTACTATCAACTATTGACGAGATCAACAATTCACTGTATTCTATAATATTAGAAAGATTTGATATAGAGTTCAATGTACCCCTTTTACTTGAACCCAAAATTGGTGTAAACTGGCTTGACCAAAAGGAGGTCAAATATGACAACTGAAGTATCACCTATTAATACAGCTAACTTTGCTGACATGGCTCACGCTATGGGCATGGGTGCTGACATGAGCAGTGGCTCATCTAAATCATCCACACTTCCACGCCTACGCATCTGGAACTCTGCTGTCATGGGACAGGTAGAGGTCAATGGCAAGAAGAAGAACATGGAGGTTGTGCCTGAAGGTACATTCCGTCTTCAAATGCCTGACGAGTCGTTCGTGTATGCTGAACAGGCCAATGTTCGCATCTTTGTACAACGCTTTATGAATAAGCGGTTTGACGACAAAAACAATATGTACGTCAAAACAATCATGGGCGAAGATCTTAATAGCGATCTTAAAGATAACGCTGGCACATTCAATTGTGGTAAGCCTGCTGGGTACATCCCTAACTACAGCGACTACTCAAAGGAGCAACAGGCTTTCTTTAAAACAATCAAGCGCACTCGCGTCATCCTTGGTGAAGTCGAGTTAGTCAATCCTGTTGATGCTGAAGGCAACGAAGTTGAAGTTGGCCGTCAGCCATTCATCTGGGAAGTTGACAACGGTGAAGCATTCAAGGCGATGGGTGAGCCATTCGCTCAGCTAGGCCGACAGAAGCGTTTGCCAGTCCAACACTGGATTAAGTGTACGACTACTACAGGTCAGTACAGTGGCAACGTCACCTACTACGTACCAGTGCCATCACTGGATCTTTCATCTACAATTGATCTTGAAGAAGCGGATCAGAAAAGATTCCAAGACTTCATTGATTGGATTGGTAACTACAATCAATACATTCTAAATGCCTACAACGAAAAGGCTGGTAACTCCATCTCCGATGATGATGCCTCCCTCGTTGAGGAATTTGTAGATATTGATGGGGAGTGATTGTGAATCATTCCGCTGAAATAAAGATTCACAGATACCTTGAGGATGTGCGTAAGAGCAAGCGTGGTATGTCTCCTGACACAATTGCTCGCATCGTCAAGGATGTGAAGGAAGCTGTTGAGAAACAGTTCAACCAGAGTGAACGGAAGTTCACATTGCGTATGTCGAACATTGGCAGACCTTACTGTCAGCTATGGTACGACAAGAATGCACCAGAGGAAGGTGTAGAACCATCTGCCAACTTCCTGATGAACATGATGATTGGTGACATCGTGGAAGCTGTCTTCAAAGGAGTGTTGACAGAGGCAGGGGTTGATTTCAGCGATGGATTCAAATCTACACTCAATCTCGGTAAACATAAGATTGATGGTACGCATGACTTGATCATGGATAAACGTGTCGATGACATCAAGTCTGCGTCACCTTGGTCTTACAAAAACAAGTTCAAGGATTACTACACACTTCGTGATCATGATTCCTTCGGGTATGTTGGTCAGCTAGCAGGTTACTCACAATCGCTTGGTGTAGACATCGGTGGTTGGTGGGTAATCAATAAGGCAACAGGTGAATTCAAGTATGTGTCTGCATGGGACATGGCTGTCGAAAAGCAGGACATCTTGGATGACATCAAAGAGAAAGCAGACAAGCTTGAGTCTAATCAGTTTGAGCGTTGCTTTGAACCTGTTGAAGAGACATATCGTAAGAAGCCAACTGGCAACAAGGTGTTAGCTGAAGAGTGCGGTTGGTGTAAGTATAGGTACAAGTGTTGGCCCTCAATTCAAGAGCTACCCTCGCTTGCATCACAGGCTAAGGAAAAGCCTATCGTTGCATACATTGAGATAGCTAATGAAACTGAAGAGTCAACTAAGAAGAAACGCACTTAAACACGGCTATCGTTCTGGGCTAGAGCATGTAGTTCTTAATTCTCTTACAGATAGGAACTGCACTGCCCAATACGAGTGTATGAAAATTGAGTGGGAAGATCTATCGTATAGAAAATATACACCAGACTTTCTTTTACCCAATGGAATAATCATAGAAACAAAAGGTAGGTTCACACCTGCTGATCGTATGAAACATTTGGCTATACAAAAGCAACATCCTAATTTAGATATACGATTTGTATTTAGTAACAGTAACTCTAAATTACGTAAGGGTGCCAAGACTACTTATGCAGATTGGTGTGTGAAGAATGGGTTTCTGTATGCGGACAAGGATGTCCCACAGGAATGGATTGACGAAAAGAAAAAACCTGCTAAAGTGTTTCCACAAGAACTAATTAAATTTCCTTACAAGAAAATACAGAGGTAGTTATGACTGAGCAGACAAGCAAAAACAATTCAACATTTGCAGTTGCAGTTGAACCGGAGTTTGATGATAACAACAAGTGGACTGGTGTTGTCTCAGCCCACATTGAAGAAGCTGTTGAAGACGATCTTGATGAAAATGAGTTGGTTCAAGTTCGTAGCGTTTTAGGTATGCTTGCATCTTGCCTTGAGCTTATGGAACGTGATGAAGATTTCTTAAATTACGTCAGAACATTTTTCATTGAAACCCAGCAAGACATGATTGAAGGTTTCTTGGAGGAATTTGATGAAGCACAAAAGCCCTCATTCACACGAAGTGAAGATGGCAAAGTTATTTCGTTAAACTTTCACACTAAAACATATGGGAATGCGTGATGGGTTTTAAAGATATCCGTAATGAGTTGACACCAGAAGTCAACGCAATGCTTGAAGACATGGTAGAATTTGATGAGATCAATAAGCCTATGCATTACAACACAGGCAAGTACGAAACATTTGATATCATTGTCGATGTAATGGGAGACTACGACACAATACCCTACTGTCGTGGCAATGTGCTGAAGTATATGTTGCATAGAATGTGGAACAAGGGTGATCCACTAGCCAATGTCGGAAAGGCAACATGGTACTTAGACAAACAGACTGGCTTAATGCGCAAAACTGAAGGAGTGAACTGGTAATGTCTAGGGAAATAGATGTCAAGGTTGACATTGAACTGTTTATAGATATAACTGAAGTTTCGCCCGAACATAGGAATCAAGATGGAATCACAGAAATCATCGAGGATGTGCTCGATGCGTGTGTGTATGACATTCCGGGTTCGACTCTCAAAAGAATCGGGATTGAGATTGAAGGACTTGATTAATGAAATACTTAGGCATCAACATAGATCTTGACAGAGACAGTGAGCTAACTGAACAAGCGACTGTTCTCCTCAAAGATTACTACATGCTGGAAGACGAAACATCGCCACAGCAGGCATTTGCACGTGCCGCTGTCGCATATTGTGAGGGTGACTATGCTTTTGCTCAACGGATTTATGACTATGCTAGCAAGTGTTGGTTTATGTTTGCATCTCCGGTCTTGTCTAATGCACCCAGAGACGGAGAAGACATCAAGGGTCTTCCTATCAGTTGTTTTCTCACTTATGTTGGTGACAATCTGGAGTCCCTTATTGATCACAATGCTGAAGTTGCATGGTTATCTGTCAAAGGAGGTGGAGTCGGTGGTCACTGGTCTGATGTACGCCCTGTAAGCGACAAGGCACCGGGAGTGATTCCATTCTTAAAGGTTGTTGACTCACAGATGACAGCCTACAAACAAGGCAAGACCCGCAAGGGATCTTATGCCGCATACCTTGATGTATCGCATCCAGAGATCATTGAGTTCGTAAACTTTAAAGTCCCTACTGGAGGGGATATAAACCGTAAGTGTTTGAATTTATTCAACGCAGTTAACATTACAGATGCTTTTATGGAGGCAGTAAAAAATGGAGAAATCTGGGAACTTAGATGTCCACACACAGGAGCTATCCGAAGTACAATCCAAGCTAGAGAATTGTGGCAAAGAATACTTGAAGCTCGCTTCAGAACTGGTTCGCCTTACCTCAACTTTATCGACACAGCCAACCGCGCATTACCAGACGCTCAAAAAGCTCTTGGACTTGCAATTAGAGGGAGTAACTTATGTAACGAGATACATCTCGCGACAAGTGAAGACAGAACAGCCGTCTGTTGCCTCTCAAGTGTCAACATTGAGCGATACGATGAATGGCGAGATACAGAAATGGTACAAGACATGGTCCGACTCTTGGACAACGTCCTTAAATTCTTTATCAGAAATGCGCCAGAAGAGCTAGAGAAAGCTAAGTTCAGTGCATACATGGAACGGTCCATCGGCTTAGGTGCGATGGGCTTCCATGGCTACTTACAGAACAAGGGCATTGCATGGGAATCTTGGCAGGCGGCTAGTGAGAACTACCAGATCTTTAAGAAGATCAAAGAAGATGCATTGGAGTCTACACATGAACTCGCTAAAGAAAGAGGTGAAGCACCGGATATGGCAGGCACAGGGCGGCGTAATGCTCATCTACTTGCGATTGCTCCGAATGCTAACTCGTCTATCATATGTGGGTGCTCAGCGTCTATTGAGCCTATCAAGTCGAATGCATACACGCACAGAACACGTGCAGGTGCGCATCTGGTTAAGAACAAAGCGTTAGAGAAGGTTCTGGAGGAACACGGTGAAAATACCGAAGTTACATGGAAAACAATTATATCAAGCGAAGGCTCTGTCCAGCATTTGGACTTCCTCAGTGACCATGAAAAGAGCATATTCAAAACAGCCTTTGAACTGGACCAAGCGTGGGTTGTTGAACATGCGGCTAAAAGGCAGGAGTTTATTTGTCAGGGACAATCAGTAAATCTATTCTTCCCTGCTGGCTCACCTAAGCCATATGTCAATTCTGTCCACATCAAGGCGTGGAAGGATGGCCTCAAAGGATTGTATTACTTACGTACCAATGCCGGTGTAAGTGCTGACAAAGTTGGTGCGTCAGTTGAACGCAACGCATTAAAAGATTTCACCTCTGACAGTGAAGGAGAAGAGTGTATCTCCTGTCAGGGATAACAGAGTTCGGTGATTGCAACACCGATAGGAACGTGACCGAATATCTCTCGCTGATGGGGGATAAGGTAGACTCAAAGGGATAGCGTCCATACCCTTAGCAGGGTTGCGAGTTGTAGGAGGTCCATTCGGAAAGGTACATCAGATAGTACCTCCTTGGGGGTTACCCGATTCCCCCCGTTCCGCCTTTTTAGGTTATATCATGGCAAGAAAGAAACAATTACAGATAGCAATAGGACCAATAGAGCACGTGCCTTCAGATAAAGACAGAAGCTACAATGAGCTTGTGTGCTCCATCTGCCACTGCGAGTTCGACATTGAACTTGAGGGCGGTATTGATGGGTACTTAGGTGTACTGCCTGTGGCTATGTGTGCTATGTGCTACTCAGGATTAGATGAGTTCTTCACACAGCTACATGGCTGTTATGATGATGAACATGATGGATACGAGGATCACAATGAAGATTAAAGGCGTACACATGAATGGCGGAGGAAAGCCTGTAGATCGTTTTGATTTAGAAGAAGCAATCATGAAAGCATGGCGCACATCGGATGACATCAAGGCTTTGTATACGTCCGCTGAGCGCATGGATGAGGATCAGATGATGAATGCCTTACTTGGGCTAGAGATCTTCGCTGAGATGCGCTTTGATGAGCTTTGGAATACATTTGAGAAGTGCGTTAGTAACGGAGTATTTGA